AGAAGTTCAGGGCATTGGAACCAGATTCAAAGTTTTGCACGCGCCAAACCAACACACAAAATATGCTGGATTGTTATTGGTGGGTACTGGTTATTTGCTGTACGGTTTGTATGAAGACAAACTGCCGGACACGGTAAGAATGGTATGACAACGGACAAACCCAAAGCAATAGTAAGCAATCGAATATACTTTAAACCCAGAGACCATGACCACCTAAAACAAATCATGGAGGCCTTGACCTATCGTATCGAAATGAAAGGCGGCAATAAGGGCAAGACTAAAAAGATTGAGACTATCAAGAACTACAAGGTGTTACCCAAAGACATTGTTAGTGTGCCACAGGGTCGATTGGACCTCATACCAGAAGGGTATGAGGTGTTAGACAAGCGTGTAACTCACGAAGTTCCCTTTCCTAACCCACGTTTTCCTCTGCGCGACAGTCAACAGCCAATATACGATCAGATAGACGATACTTGCTTTATCAACGCCCTAGTGGGCTGGGGCAAGACTTTTACCGCACTACACTTGGCACGCAAACTGGGTCAAAAAACACTGGTAATCACACACAACACCTTTCTACGAGACCAGTGGGTAGGCGAAGTAGAAAGCTTATACGGTCTAACACCTGGTGTGATTGGCAGTGGTGAGTTTGATATTGAAGACCACTTTGTGGTAATTGGCAATATTCAAACTGTTACCAAGCACATGGCTGTATTGAGCAAAGAGTTTGGTACAATCATCTTAGACGAAGCACACCATGTGCCGGCCGATACTTTCAGCAGTTTGATAGATGGCATGTACAGTCGTTATCGTATTGCACTGAGTGGTACAATGGAGCGTACTGATGGCAAGCATATAGTGTTTCGTGACTACTTTGGCGATAAGATTTATAGACCACCACAGGCTCATACCTTAAATCCGGTCGTAAAGATTGTCAACACAGGTCTTCACCTAAAAAACGATGGCACTTGGGTAGAAAAGATCAACCACCTACTATACGACGAGGACTATCAGACCTTTATTGCGTCGATGGCTAAAATACAGATCAGTCACGGGCATAGTGTGTTAGTAGTAGCAGACCGAACCGAGTTTTTAGAGAAAGTAAAGGACAAAGTTGGAGAAAATTGCGCGCTTGTTACAGGGTCCACAACATACGAACAACGTAAGGACATCATCGAAGAGCTTGAGTGTGGCAAAAAGGTGTGCGTTGCTGGTTCCCGCCAGATCTTTTCCGAAGGAATCTCTGTCAACAGACTTAGTTGCGTTATCCTGGCCGTGCCTACCTCAAATCCAATTAGCTTAGAACAAATAATTGGACGAATCATGAGACTACACCCAGACAAACCCGATCCAGTGGTATTAGATATAGCATTTGCCAGTGGACCAGAACGCCGTCAGGCAGCACTCAGACTTGGTTTCTATATGGACAAGGGCTGGGCAGTAGAGAAGCTGTAAGGCAAAATAAATTTTGACTTGCACACACAAAGTAGAAATGCTATAATAGTTGTTCTTAAGGCAAATAATGGCTTTATTTTTTAATTTGGAGATTTTAGAGCGGGAAGCTGCAGGTGACCCAGATAAATTCCTAGCACTGCTTAACTATCATCACCGTGGCAGCATCCCCTCTAAATCTACATCTAAATATAAACCTAGTAAATCATCGCTTAAAGGTACCAGTTACATACTGAATCCTGATCCTGTATTGAACCTAGAAAACATAGACCCTGGTTACAGAACACAATACATAAGACTGGCAGGAAGGCGTGACTGGTTCCTCTATAAAACACATAGCGTAATAACACTAGACAGATCGTTCTTTCCTGATCTCCTCTTGGAGAAATTGAAAAGAAATCCATTATTAATTATTGAAACCAATCTAATCAAATTTAAATACGAGGAAATTTACAATGGCTCTAAAGTTTGGCGAAACCAAAGGCAAGGCAGTTAAGAAGTCCGTTGAGGCTTATGAGTACAAGGAGGGCGAGAATAGTGTCCGTCTAATCGGTGGTGTGTTGCCACGATATGTGTACTGGCTGAAGGGCACCAACAACAAGGACATTCCAATCGAGTGTCTCGCTTTTGATCGTGAAAAAGAGAAGTTTACAAACTCAGAAGTGGACCATGTTCCTGCTTATTTCTCTGACAAGAAGTGCAGCTGGGCTTACTCAATCAACTGTATCGATCCCAAGGACGGCAAGGTCAAGGCTCTTAACCTGAAGAAGAAGCTGTTTGAGCAGATTCTTAGTGCGGCCGAAGACCTGGGCGACCCAACCCACTACGATGATGGTTGGGATGTTGTATTCAAGCGTAGCAAGACCGGACCTCTGCCATTTAATGTAGAGTACAATCTGTCAGTATTGAAGTGCAAGCGTCGCGCATTGACAGCAGATGAAAGGGCCTTGGCAGATAAAGCAGAAGACATTGACTCAAAGTTTCCTCGTCCCACACCAGACGAAGTAAAGGCTGCGCTAGAAAAGCTAGTGGCCGGTGCTGCTGAAGACGAGAGTGTAGATCCAGAATCTATTAAAGAACTAGGTTAACAAAAAGCCCCTAAGATATAAACCTCTTAGGGGCTTTTCTCACTGAGGAACTATGAAAATACTATTTACTGCGGATTTGCACATTAAACTAGGTCAGAAAAACGTTCCAACAGACTGGGCTCGTAATCGATACGAACTCATGATGGACCAGATGTGGGAACTGCAAAAAGAATGTGATTTAATGATTGTTGGTGGTGATGTATTTGACAAGCTACCCAACATGGAAGAGCTAGAAATCTACTTTGATTTTGTGGCCAGCTGCCGTATTCCTACCTATATTTACAGTGGCAATCACGAAGCAGTCAAGCGTAATACTACTTTTTTGACCAGTCTTAAAACAGTTACTAACAAGATCAATGAAAGTGTGGTCGTTGTTGATGACTACTACAGTGACCAATTTGTAGACATTATACCCTACAACCGGCTAAAAGACTTTGAAAAAGATCCTGCCAGCTTTGTACGTAAAAATCGTATACTGTGCACTCACGTTAGAGGAGAGATTCCACCACATGTTAAACCCGAAGTTGATTTGGAAATCTTTGACCAGTGGGACATGGTTCTCGCCGGTGACCTTCACAGTTACGACAATTGCCAGCGTAATATTCTTTACCCTGGTAGTCCCGTTACCACTAGCTTTCACCGTGGTCTTGTCGACACCGGCGTTATTATTGTGGATATTGATACTCTCAGTCATGTTTGGAAGAAGATAGAAGTACCACAATTGATACGTAAGACTGTCAAAGCAGGCGAGCCAATGACTGCCACAGACTACCACCACACAGTGTATGAAGTTGAGGGCGACATGAGCGAATTGAGTGGTGTAGAAGATAACGAATTGATCGACAAAAAGATTGTTCGTCGAGAAACCGACACAGCGCTCATCCTGGCCCCAGAACTAACGCTGAGTGAAGAAGTTGGTGAATACTTGCGTTATGTATTAAACTTAAATGAAGACGCAATAGAAAAAGCATTAAAGGAACTAAGAGACAATGAACATAAACTCAACTAATGCCGTCGTATTTAGTCAAGAAAATTGTATGGGTTGTAATATTGCCATATCTCTACTAAAAAGAGAAGGCTATACAGTAGAAGTACGCAAGATTGGCGGCGATAGTACTTGGACTAAACAAGACCTATTAGAACTGGTACCAGATGCCCGCAGTGTGCCTCAAATCTTTGTTGGTGATTACTATGTTGGTGGGCTGCCTCAACTAAAACAGTTCTTGGGGTGTCAATGATCATCCTGAAAAAGATGAAGTGGAGCAATCTCTTTAGTTATGGTGAAAATAACGAACTAGATTTTTCCAGTTCTCCACTAACGCAAATTGTAGGCAAAAACGGACACGGAAAGAGTAGTATAGCACTTATCTTAGAAGAAGTACTATACAACAAAAATTCTAAGGGTATTAAAAAGGCAGACATTCTAAATCGTAATGTAAAAGCCAAGAACTACTCTATAGAACTGGAATTTGACAAAGCTGGCAGTAATTATGTTGTCAAAACAGTACGTGGTACCACACAAACTGTTAAATTGACGTGTGACGGCGAAGACATTAGTAGCCATACCTCTACTGCTACCTACAAGACTGTTGAAGAACTCGTCGGGTACGATCACAAGACATTTTGTCAGATTGTTTATCAAAGTAGCAGCGCTAGCTTAGAATTTTTAACAGCAACCGATGGCAACCGTAAAAAGTTTTTGATTGACTTACTCAACTTGACAAAGTATGTAGAGTTGGGGGACGTATTCAAGGACTTGGCTAAGGGTGTTGACAATGCTGTTACTACTGCAAATGCAAAAATAGCAAGTTGTGACGACTGGCTAAAGAAATACCGAGCTGCTGACTTGACCAAACAAGAGGTACAACCAGTACCAGATCAGCCAAAAGAACTGGAAGAAACCTGTCAAGAAGTCAGGGACAGTTTGCGAGATATAGAGTCAAAAAATAAAACTATTGTACAAAACAACAAGTACAAAGAGCTGTTGGAAGGTCTGGTAGTTAAACCTGTCGGCGCAAAACCCGGTAGTCAAATACCCGAGTATACTCGCGAAAAAATTGAATTGGCTAAAACTGTCAAAGATTGTGACGGCTTTATTTCCAAGATGGGTAAGCTGGGTAGTGTATGTCCTACGTGCCTACAGGACATTGACAAGCACAAGATTGATAGTCTATTAGAAGAGCAAAGGTCTTCCAAGAGCTATGCTAGTGTCAGAGTTCAAGAACTCGAAGCCCTGATCCGAAATTTAGAAGTCGAGGTCAAAGAGTGGGAAAAGCTCAACGAAACCAAAGAGCTCTACGAAGAATACCATGCTCTGTATGATCCCAGTATTGCTAGTGAAATACTGGATAAAAAGACTCTGGAACAAACTATTAAGTCTACAGAACTCTCTATACAGCAAGTAAAGGATACCATCAAAAAGATCGCTGACAATAACAGTAAAGCAATTGCTCACAATGCAAAAGTTGAAGTTATTTTAGGTCAGTTAGAAGAGATGGAAGACAGTCTAGTCGTACACAGAAACGAACTAGAAGAAGCTAGTGCCAGACTATCTACACTGCAAGTATTGGTGAAGACATTTAGCCCTACGGGTTTGGTGGCTTACAAAATTGAATGCTTAGTGAAGGACTTGGAGTCTACCACTAATGAATACTTGGGTGAACTAAGTGGCGGCCGTTTTCAGCTAGGATTTAGAATTGCAGGCAGTGATAAATTGAACGTAGTTATCACAGACCACGGCAAAGACATTGAAATCTTGGCACTGAGCGGCGGCGAAAGGGCCAGAGTTAATGCAGCAGCACTACTGGGTATTCGTAAGCTGATGCAGAGTTTGAGCAATACACGCATAAATCTGCTCATCTTGGACGAAACCATCGAGAACTTGGATCTTGAAGGCAAGGAAAAGTTGGTAGAAGTGTTGTTGCGAGAAGAGTACCTAAACACATTTGTTATATCACACGGCTTTACTCATCCTCTCCTAGAAAAGATCACAGTGGTAAAACAAAACAACATTTCTAGGATAGATAATGGTTGATAGTAGAGACAAAGGTAGCAGAGCAGAAACTGCTGTAAAAAAGACCTTAAAGGATCTTACCGGTTTAGATTGGCAGCGCACTCCTGGTAGTGGTGCACTGGATGCCAAACACTTGATGAAAGGCGACCTCTACCTTCCAGGTGTTGGCAACGTATTTTGCATAGAAGTAAAGCACTATCAAGACGACCACATTACCAGCAAGATCTTAACAGACAAAGTTCCACAGCTATTTCACTGGTGGGAACAGTGCAAACGTCAAGCAGATCAAGTCAACCGAGAACCATTGTTGATCTTCAAGTTTGATCGCAGCAAAATGTTTTGTGCTTTTGAACTAATGCCTAATTCACACCTGCCATTTATGTATGTAAGCCGCAACGGTTTTGAGTTCTATGTGGCAGCGTTAGAAGAGTGGATCAAACTGGAACATCCGCAATTTGTATGTTGAATTTCAGTATTCAATATTGTATAATAGTAAATTAACTAAGATATAACCATGAGTATTGAATTTAACAAAGTGCAAGAACTAGAACCCAACACTGCCATCATTGTGGATTGCCTAAACTTGGGTTTTCGGTGGAAACACAGCGGTGACACCGACTTTCTCGACAGTTATGTGAGAACAGTAGACAGCCTACGTAAAAGCTATAAAGCAGGTAGGATTATTTTAACTTGTGACAGTGGCAGTAGTAGCTACCGTAAAGGTATCTATCCTGACTACAAACAGAACCGCAAAGACAAGTTTGACCAACAAACTCCAGAAGAGCAACTGGCATTTGAACGGTTCTTTACAGAATTCAATCGTGTAATGGATTACTACAAGACCAACTCAAAGCACCCACTGTTCCGTTTTGAGAAGTGTGAGGCCGACGATATTGCTGCCTACATAGTTAAGAATCGTAAAAAGTTAGGTTTTGATAGAGTTGTCTTAATATCTTCAGACCGTGATTGGGATCTGTTAGTAAGTGAGGACGTAATGCGATTCAGTTACGTTACACGCAAGGAAATTACTTGGGAAAATTGGAGTGAGCACTATGACTACAGTCCTGAACATCATATTAGTATTAAATGTCTTACTGGGGACGCTGGCGACAATATTCGTGGCGTTCCGGGAGTAGGTCCTAAAAAGGCTCAGTCATTGGTAGACGCCTACGGTAGTACTTATGACATTATTGCCAACATGCCTATCTCCAGCAAATACAAGTATATTCAAAATTTGAATGCTTTTGGAGCTGATGCACTCATGTTAAACTATCAACTAATGGATTTGCTGGAGTTCTGCGACGAAGCACTGGGGCCACAAAACTGTAAAACTATCAACACCACACTTCTAAATTATGCAAATTAAACTAGAACATCCTGCATGTATGCCTACTCGCAGCAATCCTACTGATGCTGGATTGGACCTGCGATGCAAACAAACGATCACCATGCAAATGGGCAAAAGAACACTGGTACCGACTGGTGTAAGCGTAAAAATTCCTGTAAATCACGTGGGCTTGCTGTTTCCACGTAGCTCACTGAGCAAACAGGGCATTACAATGACCAATTCGGTTGGTGTAATTGACAGTGATTATCGTGGCGAAATACTGGCTTCACTCATGTTTAACGGGGTCCCAGGAAATCTTAGCGAAACAGAACTACCAGCAGGTGAACGAATTGTTCAGCTGGTAGTAGTTCCAATTCTACTTCCTGAACTAGAAGTAGGCAATTGGTCAGACGAACAATGGAATGATACACAACGCGGTACTGGCGGATTCGGCAGTACTGGAAAGGCATAATATGGACGACAAACAAGCATTGGCAGATATTACAGTATTTAACAAATACGCTCGATTTGATCACAACTTAAATAGGCGCGAAAATTGGAGTGAAATTGTTACTCGCAATATGAATATGCACAAAACTAAGTATCCGCATATGAGTAGCAAGATCGATGAAATTTATAAGGAATTTGTTTATACCAAAAAGGTATTGCCATCTATGAGATCACTGCAGTTTGGCGGCAAACCTATTCTAATGGCAGAAAACAGAATTTTCAACTGCGCGTATATGCCTGCAGAATCTACAAAGTTTTTTAGTGAACTTATGTTTCTACTTTTAGGTGGGACAGGTGTTGGGTATTCTGTACAAAGTCGACACATAAACAAGTTACCAAAAATTAAAGCTCCTGAAAGCGATAATGAATACAAGTATCAAATTCAAGATAGTATTGTAGGCTGGAGTGACGCAGTAAAAGTAGTATGTAAAGCGTTTTTTAATGCAGGTACTTTGCCTGTGTTTGACTACAGAGACATTCGCGAAAAAGGTGCTGATTTAATTACAACCGGAGGTCAAGCTCCAGGACCAGATCCTCTCAGAACCTGTATTGAAAATATGATTCCTATTTTTAGGAATGCCGTTGGACGTAAATTAAAACCTGTAGAAGTACACGATTTAGCATGTATTATTGCTGACGCTGTATTAGCAGGAGGTATTCGTAGAGCTGCAATGATTTGTCTATTTGACAGATTTGATGAAGAAATGTTAACTTGCAAATCCGGAGAATGGTGGAAAAATTATCCTGCCAGAGCACGAGCAAATAATTCTGCTGTACTACCACGAGGCGAAGTAACAGAACAAGAATTTAAGCTCTTGATGAAAAGAGTAGAACAGAGTGGATGCGGAGAACCTGGGGTTTATTGGACTAACAATAAAGACTGGGGAACAAACCCATGCTGCGAAATTGCTCTGCGTCCGTACCAGATGTGTAATTTAACAGAAATTAATGCGGGTGCTATTAATTCTCAAAAAGACTTTAATAAAGTAAGTCGTGCAGCTAGTTTTATTGGTACGTTGCAAGCAGGATATACAGATTTTCATTACCTAAATCCAAAATGGAAAATTGCTTGTGAAAAAGATGCCCTATTAGGTGTGTCTATGACTGGAATTGCCAGCGGAACTATTGAACAATTGGACAGTACTTGGGCTTCAGAAGAGGCTGTTGAGCAAAATAGAGAAACTGCCAGAGATATTGGTATTAATCCAGCTGCTCGTATAACCACTGTCAAACCAGCAGGTACTACTAGCTTAGTATTAGGAACTAGTAGCGGTATTCATGCTTGGCATGCTCCATACTACATACGTCGTATGAGAGCCGGCAAAGATGAGGCTTTAGCTAAGTATATGAGTATTGCTGCACCTGAGCTTGTAGAGCAAGATGTAATGAATGACAAGCAGGTTGTACTAAGCTTCCCCCAAAAAGCTCCAGAAAATGCTAAAGTACGTACCGAATCAATGTTTGACCTACTTGAACGAGTAAAACATGTGAGCCAAAGCTGGGTAGCTACGGGACATACTGACGGAGATAACAAGCATAACGTATCTTGTACTATTTCTGTTAAAGACAACGAGTGGGTACCGCTAACAGAGTGGATGTGGAAAAATAGAGAGTACTACAACGGTATATCAGTACTTCCGTACTTCGGCGCAGAAGCGTATCCGCAACTGCCTTTTGAAGATATTACCAAAGAACAGTATGAAAAACTGCTGCCTTTCCTGAAAAATATTGATATTAGTCAGGTTTTTGAGAATAATGGGAGAGCAGTAGATCTTGCAAGTGAATTAGCCTGTAGTGGCGGAGCTTGCGAAATACTATAAAGCAAAATAAATTTGTACTTGTCTCTACAAAGCATCCATGCTATAATTGATGGATAATTTGAGGGGGACAAGTATTTATGACATGTGGTATATACATATTAAAATTTAAAGATACCAACAAGGTATATGTAGGCCAATCTGAAAATATTGAATACAGGTATAAAAAGCATTTGCAAAGACTTAAAAGAGGTGAACATAACTGCAAAATGCAGGAAGCATATAAAAAATATGGATTACCAGACTTAGAAATAGTGCTTGCAGATCTAACCAAAGAGGAATTAAATTCAACCGAATATGAGGCTTTTAAAATCTACAATTCAATATCCAATGGATTTAATATAGCTGAACAACCGAGTATTCACGGCAATGGAGAACTTAATCCTAGTTCTAAGTATTCAAATAAAGAAATAATAGAAGTATTATTTTTATTACTAAATATTAATAATACCTACAAGCAAATAGAATCACTTACAGGTGTAAGTGAAAGTACTATACGGCATATTGCAAATCAAGAGGCTCACAACTGGTTAGAACAAAAATATCCTTTGGAATACTCACAACTGAGGAGTTTGAAAGGTAAAAGATCAACTGGTAAAAATACAGCAATAGATAGAGGTATAGTCTACCCTACAATACTTTCCCCAACTGGGCAAGAGTATAATATTACCAATATTGCAGCTTTTGCCAAGGAACATGGACTAGATAGCAGTTCATTGGCTAAAGTATTAAAGAAGCGACCAAAATATAACAGCCATAAAGGCTGGAAACTAAAATAACCTTAACAAGAGGAAAACATGAACTTTACATTTACAGTAACAGAACAAGAAGCTAATATGATCCTAGCAGGGATTCAGGAACTTCCTGCAAAAGTGGCCAATCCACTGACGCAGAAGTTGCAGACCCAAGCACAAGAACAGATGCCAAAACAGCCTGCTGAATAAAGAAAAAGCCCCTCAACCTAAAAGTTGAGGGGCTTTTTTATTGCTCTTTTTTGCCAGCCAAAATTGCCAGCTTTACTTCTTGGAAGTGTTGAACAGAAAGAATCTTTTTAACGTCTTCTTGTGCGTCTCCAACATTTGTGTGTAAGGCTTCTACTTTTTCTGTTAGTTCTTGTAGTGATTTCTTTAGTTCAGCTATTTGTTTAGAGGTAGAGTCCAAGGTGTCATTAAACTTATTAAACCACACCTTGCCCTGATACCATGCACTGCCTAATGCAAATACTGTGACTAAAAGCCCCCAGTTGTCTTTTAAAGTTTTGGCCAATTCTACGATATCCATACTCGGCTACCTCATTAATAATTAAACTATATTTAATCGCTATTTCTAGCTGTTACTATTTGATCCCTCTTAGCTTTAGCCCAAGTTTGACCACCATCTCCACCCCACAAGTCCCAAGCTACTCTGCCGGCGCTTGGAAAACCTTCTTCTCCACTGTTGAATCCTGTTGCCTTTTTGTCTACTTCATGACGGCTAAAGAATGAGTGCATTCTCATTACTGTACTAGCAGTCAGGTTTTCACGGTTCACAAGTTGATTTGCTCTGGCCAGGCCTACACGAGTTCCGCCCGAGTGGCCTTCTTTTTTCCACTTTAAGGCACGGCGAGCTGCTGAGGCCATGCCTGTTGTGGGCTTGTAGGTTGCTGCTGCCTTTTCAAAGTAACCTTTTTCAGGTTCTTCCTCAGCCATGTCGTCCCCATGCTCTTCTTCTGTTTCCCACTGATCACATACTCTGATTGGTGAGACTGTCATATTCCAACGATTGCAGTACCAGACCGGCATACCGTCAACGTCTGTAAACCTGGGGGTAACTGGAAGCTGGCTTTCACTCCACTCACCCACCGGACCCTCGATGATGCAGTCCAAGGTCTCTGGTTTGCGATCGTGATGATGACAGCTGGCGCATACCCTCATACGGGCTTGGCCTTCACTGACACCCCAAACTTCTTGCTTGAGTTCCCAAAACTCGGGATTACTGTCACGACTTTCAGCAGGTCCATAGTTGGCGTACTGAACCGCTGCCAAGTGGTTGCTCAAATTAATATCTGGATACATTGTACCCACTGGACACAGTTCTTTGGCCATGGTCTCCTCTTTTACTTAAAATAAATTAGTTTCTATACGCCATGATGATGGCCTAGAAATATGGCGCGTATAGGTTAATTAGTAATTATACACCAATATCTACCATTTTGCAAATCTAAATTTATGCCGGTATTTAAAGTTTGTATCTTGACAAGTCATTGCTTTTGTAGTAAAATAAATTTTTATGGAGAAACTTTTATGACTACAAATTCGGGAATCTATGTATTGTACTTTGAGTGCGCAGATGGTCAGTACTACATAGGTAAAAGCGGTAATTTTAATCAAAGATATAAGGAACACTGTAGAAAACTAAAAGCAGGTACGCACATAAATAAAAACTTACAGGCAGGATATTACATTTACGGATTACCAACAATGGAGCCATTGGAAGAAGTAACTAACTTAGCTGATCAATCCTCTAGAGAAGTATATTGGATAAAAACACTTGATTCTTTTAAAAATGGTATGAATGAAACAATTGGAGGAGACGGTCTCGGTTTCGGAGCAAATACTCCGTACTCGTATTACACCGAAAAAACTTATATAGAAATATTAGAATTACTTGCTAATACAGATAAACTTTTAAGCAATATTTCAGAAGAATTAGGGGTAGAATACAGTATCGTACAAAAAATATCTAACGGTAGCGAACACTCTTGGTTAGCTGATAGATTTCCAGAATTGTGGAGTAAAGTAAGCGCTAAATGTGGTACTAGAAAAGGTTTAATATATGAAGAAAATACCTATAAACAAGTAGTATTACTTGCAAGTAACAAAAATAATACCCTACAAGACATTGTAACCGCTACAGGGCTAAATATAAGTGTGGTAAAAAATATTACTTATGGTTACCAGCATATTTACCTTAAAAATTTATACCCTGTTGAATACTCACAAATGATAGCTCTTAGTGGTAAAAGGCGTAAAGGTACTACAAACAGAAATAATTACCCAGATGTAAAGTCGCCAAGTGGAATAGTGTACAAAGTAGAAAACTCACGTAAATTTGCAAATACACATGGATTATTACCTTCAAACTTTCATAGACTATTAAAAGGTGTATATAGGCAACATAAGGGTTGGACACTTGCGTAGTAAAAACACCTAACTATAAAGTTAGGTGCTTTTTAATTATCTATATCCACTATATGCGCGCAATATTTTTTTACATAAATTGCTTCTAATACAATCATCGTCCGAGAAATTGATTACTTCTACTTCAGGAATATGTCTAAGAATTCCAATAGCATCCTCTAGGCCTGTAGCATCAATAATATCTCTTTGTGCAATATCTCCATTAATTAAAAGCTTAGTATTTTCACCAATACGAGTCAGTAGCAGCTTAAGCTGCATTGGGGAAGCTGATTGCATTTCGTCCGCTAGAATAATACAATTCTTAAATGAGCGTCCTCGCATAAATGCTAGTGGTACTGGTTCAATAATATTAGTTCTTAAGCAATATTCTACAAAACTTTTTCCTAGCAATTCATTAAGGGTTTCTGTATAAGGAATAAGATAAGGCATAAGTTTGCCATCTATCAGCTCTCCAGGTAAAAACCCAAGATTTTCCCCACATGCTTCTACAGCAGGACGAGTAAGAATAATTTTATTTATTTTTTTGTAATATAACTGCTCCGCTGCATAATGAATTCCTACATAACTTTTACCCGTACCTGCTGCTCCTGTAGCAAAAACAATATCTTTATTATTTATAGCATCTAAATAATCTTGTTGCCTATATGTTTGGGCCTCTAATCTAGGAAACTTTACACTTACTTTTTGAGGAGAATGGTTCCCCATATCAGTATATAAAATTTCATTTTTACGTGCACGCTTACCGGAATTACGCTGATTTGCCATAGATTTTGAAGGTTGGTTGATGAAGTGCTTACAGAAGAAATCTGCCTTCTGCTAAGCGTCGGCGTGTTAATCCATTTAACACAACACCTTGCGCTTTATTCCATTTTTGTATTTCTTCGTAAGCACCGTTCCAGTCACCCTGATTGACCCTCTTACGAAGAGTGCTAATCCTGTAGTTGCCTAAACCACAGTTGTAACAAAAACTAATGATTGCCGCCAACCTTCTGGGCGGTTCATTTATCAAGTCTGGACTAAGGCTTAGTGCTCCTGCGACAAACTTTGAGAGCATTGCTTCAAAGCGTTCGTCTGCCTGTTGGCGTGTCCAAGTCAAACCAGGCACAATGTCAGGTCCAGTAACACCCCAGCCAATAGTCCAAGGGTGACCTGCCTTGAGTAGCTCATCTGGTGTCATGGTCGCGGCTTGGGCCTTTGACACCAGACCCCGACCTAGTGGACTCGCGGGGTCTGGGTAGCTTTCACAGTCACCGTTTGGCATCTTTTTGTGATAGCCCTCAAACGGGTGTAAAAGGGCATCTGTACATAGTTTGACGGCTTGTGAAGTCATGAATTACCACGCTTTTCAATAGAGCGACCTAGAAACCAGAATGTTAAAATCATGTTTAACATTGCAAAGTCGTCTGCAGTCCAGTGGTTGCGAGCTATGTCGATCCAATTAGCACCGCTGTTCACAGCGTGCACAATGATGGTAATCTTGAAAGCCACATACATACCAAACAGGATGTATGTTACCATGGGCCGCACTAAAGCACTCAATGCAGCTACCCAACGGTAACTTGCCGCGGCTTCTTTTGCCTGACCCTCAAAAGCACTCTGAATAGCCTGAGTTTGTGCAATGCTGTAGTCGATGTATTTTTCTTCGATCTTGGCTTGGCCTTTGGTCTTTTCCAAGTCAATCTGTAAGCCATACATTGCCAGTTCGTGTTTGCGGTCGTCTTTGCGATCCCAAAACTTTAACACCTCTGGGGCTAGACGGAACAATCCACCAAAGATTGATCCCAGTATCCCACTTGCTGCAAATTCTAGCATAGTTATATTCCTATCATAGTTCAGTAATTACTACTTGTTTTACTCCAACATCGGTTACATTTTGAACTGCGTTATCTGTACTGACAAATATGTCATCAACAGTTTGAGTAATAATAAACTCGCTGGCTACTCCGTGGTAGACTATACTATCTTTAGATATAACAGTTATAAATAAGGGCTCAGGTATGGAAGCACTAATAACTATGCCATCTTCTACTTGTCTTATGTAGGTTTCTGATACCCTTGAGCTTATAGCTATTCTTACTGCTGAGCCAGATCCGGTAATTGGTATTACTACATTACTTAGTACCGCTACTTTGGTTTGACCAATAGAAGTATATGCTATATCTATTGATTTAACAGAAGACGCTTTTAGTAAAAGTTTAGCACTAAATTGAGCAAAATCACTACCAAACTCTGTAGTAGAAGAGTAGCCAGAAATAACTGATTTAGCAAGACCCTGAAGACTATCTGTTTCTGTTTCAGTTGCACTAAAGTTACCACGAATCAGTAATTTAGCTATTAAATTGGACTGATCTGGATTTTCAAGTGCTGAAGCAAGTCCTGTTATGGCTACTCTGCCAGTACTGCTTGCCTGATCTATAGAATCTGTTGAGGTCCAGTAACCTGTAACAATAGACCTGGCCAGTGCTTGGGCAATGTCAACAGTTGGCTCTATACCAGCCAGTTGGCCCTTAAATATAGCTTTGGCTACTATCTGAGCTTGGTCTGTTTGGGCCTCTGATACGCCCACCGTACCTGTAACTATAGATTTAGCCAGTATAGCGGCCTGATCTGTAGTTAGCTCTGTTGGAGCAAGTGTTCCATTGACTAATAATTTTGCTATTACTGAGCCATAGTCTGCCGATTCTAGAGCATTAACGGTACCATAAGCAATTTTTGCTACGCCGCCACTAGAGAATAGGTCTTGGCCACCAAACTCTGTGGCACTCAAAGTACCGTTAACAAGTACCTTGGCTACACTAAGAGCTACATCGTTGCCAGTCTCTGAGGCAACCAGAGCACCTCTTACTAATAATTTAGCTACTGCTTGGGTACTATCTAAATTTAATTCGCTAGTTGTTATGTTACCACGAATTAAAATCTTGGCAATAGCTTGAACTGTGTCGGTCAGTTCTGTGGCTGCTAGAGTACCATTAACAGATAACTTGCCCAATAGCTGTGCGATATCAGACAGTTCAGTGGGCAATAGTGTACCACTTACTAGTAGTTTTGCTGCTAAATCTGCTGTATCTTGACCTACTTCTTGGCTGGTAAGGATGCCAAGGGTAATAGATTTACTAATTATTAAAGCAGTATCTTGACCTAATTCTTGACCTGTTAACGTGCCAGATATTATAGATCTTGCTAGTCCTTGGAAACTGTCAGTGCCAGTCTCAATACCACTTAAGTACCCATTAACAGCACCGCTAATATTGGTAGCATTAAATTGGTCTAGACCAGTTTCTACAACTGTTAAAGTACCGGTTCTACTACCACCAATTACTATACTGTTTAAATGTTCAGCAGCAGTACCACTGGCAATTCCAGACCTGCTCAACAGTCTAGAACCTGCAGTGGTGCCGCCAGTACTTATTGCTATTAAGTGATTTGCAGCACTAACACCGGTCAATCCAGATAGTGCAACCAGTTTTTGTGCTGCTGTGGTCATATTATACCTCTAAGAGTATTATGGCAGCTGATAGGACCAAACTGCTTGTGCTAGGCTCTGTGGACTTAATTCTGTAAATGGTGTAATAGTGCCCTCTATATTACCCAATGCTTTTGGAGTTGCGGTTGCGGTAAACACCATAGAAGAAGTACCTTCTGTATTGGCTTTAGCTTCAATTTGAGCATTTTGAACAGTAAATTGTAGCTGTATGTTGGCTACAGCATCCAGAACGGCCCCAGCATTACCCGTTAGTGTAAAAGTTATAGCAGTGGTGCCTTGAGTAGACACGATCAACTGAAGCTGTGCAGGATCTACCGCAAATGTAATACTTACAGATCCGGACGTCGGTAGACCTCTAGTACCCGATGCCGAAGGTGTAACCCTTATTTCATTATAGCGAGAAGAGATCGTTCCGGCACGATTAGGCATTTGCCAAGATATCGGATGGGTAGTACCGTCTGGTATACCCGCTAACTTACCAAAGGCGGTTAATGCAGCTCTTCTAGCCCCCCACAGTGGTGTCATACCAGTGTGGACGGTGTTACCAACTACCGTACCAATAACTCTGTTTGGAAAAGAAGAAAAAGAACCGCTTACTGACGTTGGGCTTTGACCGTTAAAGCGCAAAGCCATTTAACCACCCCAGGCGTATCTGTTGACACCAAAAAAGTTAGTATTACCTGGCGTAGTATTACCTGCATAAGCTAAAAATCCTAAACAAGCACCTGATGCAGCGGCTGCTTCTTGTATCAGTGGTAAACTAGGGAACTGGTTTAACATATCACGCTCGGCTAATAAGAACTGAGTGGTAAGTTGAAGTTCCATAATGGGCTTGCATAATACCAAGTTCGTAAAGGTACTTGCAGTACCATTGGCAGCAGTTTGTTGCCAAGTTTGTACAGATCGAATACCTGTGTCGCCAGCCTGTAGTGGCAAAAACGGACCAATATTGTTGGCAGCTGTTCCACTGTGGTAGATGTGTGAGTTTACTGCACTTACTGTGGCTGCTACGGTTTGAGGCAGACTTCTGGTACCTACGTTGGCCTGATTGGTATAAGTAGTAAGTATATTGTGCGCATTAACACCTGTTGTTGTAGGAGCTACAACAGAATATGCCAGTACACCTGCACCTGTTGTATAACGTGGAAGAGTCAAAGTGTTGGCTAAGGTAATAGCGGTACCTATATTACTGTCAATACGTGAGTAGCTGCCCAATAGGTCAACCAACAACAGTGTGATTGGTACAGTGGTTGCACCAGCTGTTTGTGCGCTCATGGTGAGTAGGTGCTTGGTTGCACTACCACCAATTAAGTCTCCTGGCCAAATACTTCCCTGCATGTTTTGGTTATAGGGCATGAATCGAGGAGACTGACCGGTGCTAGTACCTGCAATAACAATCAAGTTATCTACAGTCATCGTTTGAGCACTGGCCGCCGTGATTGCTATAGTCTGAGTAGGTGATGCACCTGTGGTAACTTGTATTGTAGAAGTAGTAGCTGTAGTAATAGAAGAGGATGCTGTACCACCAATATCAATAGTGATACCACCCGACCCTGCGGGAGCGCTGGTGGTTACAATAATTGTGTAGGGTGTATTAGCCTCGATAGTAGCTAGTGGCGTTTGGGATAAGGACCCTGGAGTACCAGCAGTATGTACCACGGTACCAGCAATATTCCACGCCCAACCCCCTGCACCTACACCGGTCCACTCGGCAATAGAATCAAAACCCCAGTTACGAACGTAATTGCCGTGGTATCCTTGACCGCGATCACTGCTGCCTAAAAATAAATCATACCAACGTCCCGCAGCCATTGTTGTGGGTGTGATCTTATTCCAGGGCTGTAGCCAGATTTTATTGTTTGTTGTGACCTGATTTACCAGATCGTCATAGCTTGCAAATCCCATTTTATCTCCTTACAAATGTTATATGACCTCTGGTAATACCAGCAGCTGCACTACCATTATTACCACACACTATATGATTTAAATATGCTCCGTTTGGTACGTAGTAGGGCAGCATATTTCGAGGCGCTTCGATCTCGTATGGAGTAGCGGTATCCACAATGATCGCTTCTAAAATTGGTTTAACTAAAACAAAAGCACAAAATCCACCAGAGGAACCAGTTACTCTTACACTATTTAATTTTTTTACGTCAAAAGTACCAGGACCAAGAGGTACAAATGGAGCAGCAACACCAGAAACATTGCCACCGGTAACGCTAGAAAAACAGTTGAGGGCACCTGCGGCAACTGTAGAATTTACAAAAAAGCTGGATACTGTGGTTACACCGTTACTACCTTCATACTCTAAAAGGACCTGTGTAGGACTGGCGGCCGTTTGAGGTGTCGTAGTAACAACCATACAACGCATACCAGAGGCATAGCGAGAACTCAAAAGAGTGTTGTCAAAGACCTGTTCGTCTATGTTGTCCATGTCTACGAGCGGATAGAACCCTACATAGTCCATTAACATAACCACTCCAGCAGGCCATGCTGCTGTTGTACTACCACCACCACTCAAGTTGTATCTGTGTATCCAGCTGTCTCCACCAGTACCACAGTTAATACCATTATTACTAGCCCCTATTAAGGGAGTAAATGCCAACTGATCACCTACATAAGCATTGTACTTGGGGGTACCGGCTGCCATGGAAAGATCTAACCAAAATCCCCCAGTTGCAGTTGATAACTGTGGGTTTGCAGTTTTATGCCAGTGTTGTCGCCATACCCTATTGGTATCCCAAGAATTGGCAATGTCACTTATAGTATTAAACATTACAATTAGTCAACCGTTACACTCAGAGCAGCCGCTGCAAATTGAGGTTGAATACCGTTACTAACTGATAGAGGTGAAGCTAGGGCACCCTTTAACAACAAGTTGCCGGCTCCTGAGCTGTCTGTGCCAATACCAAAGTGGGTAACTGTTGAAGTACCGCCTGTGCACTGTGGAAACTGTACCAGAGCTGCGTTGGTAATAGTCTGTGCAGTAAGCGTAAATCCACTGTTGCTTCTTACTACACCTACTCGGCTGTATGAGGTATATGTTGTTTCGTTGGTAGTTTGAGTACCTGTCTCGCCTGGATCGGCTGTGTGTAGGCTGATAAATAGTGAGCCAGCTGTTGAGGCATTCCTCAAGCCGGTGGCGTCTCCAATGTTAGCCCAGTTTATATTTTGAAATAGCAAGCCTAAGAAATTGGCTTCGGCCGTGTTGGTCATTGACATAGTTCAAGCTCCTTAGGCGTGTGTGATAGTTGCACTAGTAATAGTGATGGTTTGTCCTGTATTGATACTGATATTGTCTAGGACAATATCAGTACCGCTAGTACCCACTGTTAAACCAGTTACAATGTCGGTACCGCCACTGCTAGTACGAATACGAGCTGCTGCTGCAGTGCCTGTGGCATCCGCTGCTGTATCGCTCTGTGGCATAGTAAATGTTAATACTCCGCTCGCTGCCACAGGGGCGGCCGGATTTGCTAGGTTTATAGTGGCTAATACTGTTCCCATAGCTGAGGTACCAATCTCTAGTACTCCGGTAGTGCCAATGGCAGTCGTTACCGCATTAAGACGAGCATTTTTTACTGCTGTTGTGTAAGTTACTGCCATTTATTGGCCTCCTTGTGTTCGTGTCCAAGTTGTTACTTGAACTATTTGATTCAATGCTAAATTGGTGTTGTCTAACTCTAAATCACCACCACCTCCGGTAATAGATACCGAACCTTGTTCATGGGTAATACCGCTACTATTTTTTAATCTATAGTGTGTGGCTGTACCACTAGATATTGTAGTACCAACCCAAGATCCTTGTAGCGATACGGTACCATTAACAGGAGCACTCAACCAGTCTAGTGGCAATGTTATAACAGCCAATAAAGTTCCTGTGTCTACATCAGTAGTAGACGCTGGTACCAGTCCTGTACGTAACTCGATCGTTGGTGAAGTTCCTAAGTATGTTTCATATTGTGAAATCATACTGTTTCTAATAGCAGCACTCAACTTCATCTGGTTACCTCTGGTTCAACACTTACTGAGCCGTATATCAAAGGTATGACTGCTCCATCTTTTTCCAGTTCTAAAGAATAAACACCAGTTTTCCAAATATAGGCTGCTGTGGTAGTGGCACTAATAATTAAACTAATACTCTTGTTAGTATTGTCTAGTAATATTTTTCCGTTACTGGAGGTTAGACTTTCTAACACAGTGTTGCTGGTAATTTTTTCACGAATCTGCATTCGTGCAGTATAGCCGGCCAAGTCGACAGGTTGATTGTACTCCAGGACCCCACCACCAGTGTAGGTTGTATAGTTCAGTGCATTAACTGAGTTAAAGGTCGCTGTGTTGGCAGCAACTTCACTAGTGGTTAGGTAATTGTCACCAGTGTTGGCTTCTTTCATGCCAAGAGCACCACTGATCTTTACTCTCCAGCCGACTGGTACTCCGTGATTAGAGGCAGTGACCACCATGGGTGCAGTTTTTGAAATATTGGTAATAGGTGCGTATACTTTTAAGGCACTTTCCCAACGTAAGGTTTCACGAAAGGTACTGCCCTGATAAACTTTTAGGTTCAGTTTTGTTGGACTTGCCATAGGGCGCTCCTTGATCTAAACAAGACACAAAAATTTGGTCTTACTGTATTTTGGTACTATTATATCATACAAGGAAAAAGTGTTCAAGCGAAAAAATACCCAGCTGTAGTGCTGGGTATTTTTGTCAAGGTGTGGGTGCAGGAACGGGGGCTGGAGTTGGAGCCCAAGGCATGTTGGATTCCTGATAGGACGATTCTTGAACCATTCGATTAACAACTAGTTGAATGTGGTCTTTTACTGAGGTTGTTTCGGGTAGGTTTTCTGTAGTTGTGTCTGAGGGTAAACCACGCAATCTGTCATATACGGCAAAGCTGTATGCCCACCCGCCATGAAGCCCAAGCATCTGCATGTCAATTGGGAATTCAGTATTAACAACGGTTCCTGCAACGCCCGCAGATGCAACAGGACTAAACACACTTGTCCCCGAAGTCGGAGCCCTCATCGGACCGCAGCGTCCAGCGGCAGCTTGCCCAGGCCAGCGAGCAGCACGTTCATGTCGTTGATGGACAGATCGTTGAGAGTGATCTTGGGTTCGTTCATTTGTCTTCTGCCTTTCGGGCTTGTTCCTCCAGAGGGTTATTACGGTATCCATAGCGGAGGGTGAACCATAGATACTTGGCGTAGAACCCGATCACACCAAGCTCAATCTGCCTAGCGTGCTCTTGTTCATGCCGCACAAGTCTCGCATCTTGCAAGCGCTCGGGCAAGATGTAGATGCCCCACGGGAGCGTTACTCCCGCGAAGCCCGTGCGGCGCAGGGTCCAGCCAATCAGGCCGTTTGCGGGGCGGACGACCATGGCAGCGGCAATTGCACGACGGGCGGGTTGATCTGGTTGTTGATCAGCGACTGCACCACAGCTTCAGTTGCGTCCTTGTTCACGCCGCCTGCCCAGATCCAGCCGAGCACCATGTCTTGGGTGAGGTCTGGATAGGGCGTGAAAGAGCCCTCGGGCGCAGGGAATGAACAGGTGCCGTACACCGTCGACGCGTAGTCGCCGTCAGCGCCGTTGCAGCGCCAGCCAGCAGTAACAACTACGTCGGTGTTGTCGCCCTCAGTGGGCTTGCACTGCATCCATTCAATAATCCAAGTGAAGGTAGTCATGGTTGTCCTTTCAGGGTTGCGAGTTCCGCCTTGACGGAATCAAGTTCGGATTTGAGTTCCTGCACACACTTCATCAGCGCGTATTGCAGGTCAGTCTGGTAGATGCTCAGGCGCATCTTGGGGTTGTCTTCTGTGCCCCAGTTGGACTCCATAACCAACTCAGGCGCGACCGCTTGAACATCCTGCGCGACTACACCCAGCGTCAGGCCGGGGTCATCTTCCGATTGGTCGATGTAGTTGAACGTCTGAACCGGGATGGCGCAGATGGTGTCGAGGTAAGACTTGGCAGGAGCAAAGTTGGTCTTTTCGCGGCGGTCGGAGAGGTTGACGTTGTTGGCGCTGTAGTTGGCAAGGCCACCGTTGGAGCGGATTTCTGCTCTTAACGTGCCAAGTGCCGCCCCTGCTGTGCATTGGAAAAATGGACTCCCAGTGCTATTTGCATCAGTTATATGCCCAAACTGAATTCCATAAGGAGTCGCGTTTGTATTTACAAAATATCCAATCCAATCAGATGCAGTTTGCCTTAATTCGTGGTATGCAGCAGCCGCATTTTGATAAGTACCAGCATTACTCGCCTTAAAGTACCCCCCGCTCGTGATGCGGGCGCGTTCGGAACCTGTGCCAATTTCAGAGGCATCTGCTGCGCTTCTGGTCAAGAAAACTAAATCTAATGCAGTGCTAGTACCTGAAGAAACGGCCCCAATAGCAGCCCGTGCGCGGTTGGGGTTTGTGGAATTACCAGACCAAGTAATAAACGGAGCGTATTCGCCAGTGGCAAGACTTGCTGTGGGGTAAAGCAAAATCCCTGAATCTGCACAAGCGGCCCCTGATGATTGAGCGGCACTTGTTAATGTAGCCCTTGCGCCAGAAGAAGCACTTGTAGCCCCAACCAACAACCGACCACTCGCATCCAGCGTCATCGCTGACGCCGGGGCGCTACCACTGAACTGCACTGCATCCGTGCTTCCAGCAGTGCCTGCTCCCTTGACTCGGAAGGTGCCGTCGGAGGAGATGCGGGCGCGTTCGGTGGCACCACCAGAAGCAAACAACAACGCCCCTTCTGCGCGAACAGCGGATTCGGTCGCCCCGCCGCCAATAATCAATAGACTTGCATCTCCTGCAAACAGCGTGCTGCTTGTACCTTCAAGTCTGGCATAACCAGACGTAGCGCCTTTGACTTGCAGCGCAGCGTTTCCTGATGCAGAAGTGACGCCAACCAACAACCGACCACTCGCATCCAGCGTCATCGCCTGCGTGAAGCTGATCGCGTTATTTGCGGTGCCGGAGGGGGCGGTGAACCAAGAGTGAGCGCCGCTACTTACACCTGAAATCGAGTAATAACCTGCACCTGCTGTGTTTTTATATTTCCATGAGCCATCGTTGTAAGCATTGCTAACAACAAATGTTTGATCATTCCCAACAAAACCAACAAATGCTGACCCGTTACCGCTTTGAAGGGTCTTGTAGTTTGTACTCCACGCACTCGGCGTCACCCCCAAGCCGAGGTTGCCGGAGGAGTCGATAAAGAAAGTGTTAGCCGCTGGAGAAGCTCCAGTTCTAACTTCAAAAGTTAGCCCGTATACCTTTGCGGCGGTATAGGCAGCGCCAGACCTGTTGTAGGTCTGCATGATGCCGTTAGCCGGATCAAACTCAAACCCTGCGGCCCCTGCGTTGGACACAACCAGTTTGTTTACAGGCGAACTCGTCCCAATCCCGAGGTTGCCGGAGGAGTCGAGGGTGGCTCTGAGGTTATTGCCGTTTGTGTAAACGCGGAACCCGTTCCCTGCGGTGGCGTACACAGCCAAGTCTTGCGTAGTGTTTCCAAGCAACGAACCAATCGTGCCGAAGTAACCAGCCGCTGTACCACCCGTAAAAATTCCAATGTTGCTGCCCCAAGCATTGGCATTGGTGTTGTTAATCCGCAAAGAGGTGGAAGAGCCTGATGATGTGAATTGTGCAATGTTTGGGTTTGAATCTTGAACATCCAGCTTATAAGCAGGCGAACTCGTCCCAATCCCGAGGTTGCCGGAGGAGTCGACGCGCATTTGTTCGGCGTTGTTGGCGTACCAAGTTTGAAAATAATTTGTAGTGGCAAAGTTTTGAATTTCTCCACTTGAGTGATTGACAGTTAAATTTGCTGCCAACCCACCGCCATTTGCAAGAAATTTAATGCCATTTGGGCTTGATGCACCTGCACCAATACTTACATATTGCCCATCAAACGTCAGCGCACTCCCCGTGGTCAGCACCTTGCTGCCGTTGAGGTAGGTCACGCCGGACGCGGTGCCGCTGGAATACGTACCACCTAACTCCAGTTTATCAGTATTTAAGTTGATAAAGTTTTGATCTAGTTGAGCGTTGGTTAGAGGAACTCCAGCAACTGTAGCTCCAACACCTGCTGTTTGTCTTGTAGTAATTTGTGCCATCTGTGCCCCTTGTGGTTGATGTTACCATACCAATAAATTCCTAAAATTTATTGGTAGGGTAAAAGAGCTCCTAGGAGCTCTTTTATAGATAGATTAAACTGCTACTAGGTTAATTGTCCAAGTAATAGTCATGGTATCGTTTGCAGCTTTGTTGATCACACTGAACACTGTACGGCACAACATGTGCTGGTTGGCACCTGGTGAAGCTGTGTACGTGCCGTAGTTAAATATACCTGCTTCTTGAAGTGCAGCTGTACCAACACCTGGACCAAAACTGGCTACATAAACAATGCTGGTACTGCCGGGAGTTGTACTGGTTAGGGCAACTCTGGCAGATTCTGCTGCTTGTAGATTGACGTGACCTGCAGCTGCAGCAGTACTGCTTGTACCAACAGCCATGTGGCTTGCTGCACCGGCTGTGGCTGTAGCCATTCTGCTAGCAATGTACGTCAAACCACTGGTAACAACCAGGTTGTCCACATCTCTCTTGTCTTTTACTACACCGTGTTCGTCCGTGACCACGATGTTTAACTTGCCTGTAATTTTCAAATTTTCTTGGGAGTTCATAGAAAACCTTTCTGGTTATGTAATTGTCCTGGAAACCCCTACATAATCCTGTGAGAAGTAGTCGGCTCCGTTTATATAATTCTGACTAACAATTAATCCTGTTGTGGATATATTTGCTTGATCAGTGGGGGTTCGGTCAAACAGTAAGACCAAGTCCAGTTGATCGCTAAAATTGATCTGTTCTGTGGACACCTTAAAGAATGTGACCAGTTGGTCATCATCTATAGCAGCACCGTTGATATCGTCTGTTACATTTAACGGGTCGGTTAACCCAACATTGAACAACATCTCCACAAAGGCAGTGTCCGACAGCTGAGTAGTGTGTTGAAACGGTTTACCAAAACTTGATTGTAGAGGGTCCGTAATGTTTAAACTGTCAGTGGGCTCTCTAAAAAATTGTATGGTACGATCAAAGATATCGCTAAAATTTAAAATATCTTGTGTGTTTTTACCAAATTCTATAACGTCTGATTCGCTGACATTGAACTGATCCTGTACAACCTTGTTAAAATCTATAACGTCAGATTCACTAATGTTTGCTTGGTGTATTAAATCTCTAAAGAACTGTATGTCTCTGCTGAAGTTGTCTGTAAGGTTGAGCTGATCATCTGATGCCTTAAAGTAGGACACTAACTGATCATCATCTACCGCAGCACCATTGAGGTCATCTGTTGTGTTAACACTATCAGACAATCCTTTTTCAAAGTCTACTGTGGGTTGAACATCAGAAATGTTTGTTTGATCTGATGTGTTTTTACCAACACCTTTTTCAAAATTTTCAACTAGGTTTAATTGATCTGTTGTGTTTTTGTTGAAGTCTGATTGTACCACCTCAGAAATGTTGATGACATCAACAGGTCTTTTGCCAAAGTCAATCTGACCAATCTGATCACTAACATTTACTCCATCCTGTGTATTTTTACCAAACAGATTGGTCAAGCTTTCTGCTAAGTTAATTACATCTGTTGTAAAACGCCTCCAAGGTATGGAGAATAGTCCCGTAAGATATTCCGCTATGGTTCTGCTGGCGTAGGAGGCCTCAGTAATTATAGTACTAGAAACCTTTTCTATAAGTACCTTAAGAGAAGCCATGGTCAGCCTCCGGGATTGGCATTAGGTGGCGGAGTGTTATTGGGGGTTGTGGGAAGTGGTAGTATATCAGCGATATCTTCACGTATTACCAAGTTGAACGTTTCGTACACAGTTTCTCTTAAACCAGTGTTTGTATTGTACAGTTCGATTTCTGCTGTGTAAGTTCCTGCTGGACGATTGAGGTCGCCGTTCTCCCATATCACATAGGCAATTCCATTTGCCAAGTCCGTACTGTTTAGTATAGTTGCAGGTCGTACAAAAGCCACTCCAGTGCCTGTACTAGGTTTAGCATTCAACTGTACAGTTGTATTAGTTAAATTTTTGGGTGCACTGGTGACTTCATCTGTAAGGGTTAATTTGATTTGCGGTAAGGTGTCACTTTGTACAAAGTATAGTGTGGTTGCCATCTTAACTCCTTGTTGATATACACCAACATTATATTCTGGTGCTTTTATTTTGGTACTATTATACCATGTAAGCAAAACTGTTTCAAGTGAAAAAATACCCCACCTTGTGGGTGGGGTATTTTGATTAGCCGCACATATAGATACAGGCTATTTGTTTAATCTCGGTTGAATTGCTAAATGTCACAGACTCACGGGCTTTTGCAACAGTAATACTTCTTACAATATCATCACCTTGCTTCATGCCCTTTCCTGGTATAGAACTGGTAACAATTAAGTCTCCTTTTTCAATGGCACCGCCTTCTCCACATACATTTACCATCCCTTCGCCAAGTGCATTTACGTGTACAACTTGGTGAGTTGATGGAATAGGGTAGTAGTCTGGTTTTGGCGGAGTGTCTTGGTTATGGAAATTTTTTGGTTCTGTGTCTGCCTGCCAGTCAGTTGGTTCCTTATCATATAGAGTATTACATATACCTATAACACCTTTTTGATTTGGTATTGAAGACACAACATACTCAGCAATGATGTTAGACACATCTAGTTTTAATAAGACTTCGTGATCAATCAATATATCTCCAATACTTGGAGCAATAGATCTGGCAATAAGACCATCGTGTACTCCTGTAAAAGGCGTAAAGCCATCTGCAGCAATAATTTTACCTTGATTAAGAGCAGCTTGCGCAGCATAACTGGAGTTTGCGAGCTGTATTTTTCTAATGCCACCACTTATGTTGAATAAAAAATCCCCAGCATAAGTATTGTGTCCAATAACACCTTGGCTATTTTTAGTGCTTCCTGAAAAGTTATAAAAACCGCCTCCCCAACTACTGACTGTTTGACTACTAACTACTGTGGTAAAACCTACTCCTCCAATAGCAGGATAGTTAGTCGACTGACAAGCAGCAGCTATTGCTGCTTGATCTACTATTGTACCATATTGATCAAGACCAGCACGAGTTTGAATTACCCCATTAAATATGTCTACTAAACTGGAGCCACCCAATCTAAAAGTTCTGCCAGTAGAAAGAACTTTACTAGTTTCTGTAAGTCGGTCAACTGAAAGTGTATTGGTGTCAATTCTTCCACCATCTATTGTGGTCGTTCCAGTACTACTCAAACTAGTAAAAGTTACCAGATTAGTAAAACTGGTTCCTAATAGTGTACTTCCTTGAGTTATAGTTTGTTCACCATTATCAGTTTGCGAAATTGTGATTAGTTTATACCAATAGTTATTTGAGCTAGTACCTGCTTGGTAGGTTGGGGGTGTTTGGGCCCAACCGTTAGCAGTTTGAAATGTAAGAGCACCAGTGATAAAGTTGTACGGGTACGAAGGAGCAGTAGTATCAAAAACTGGATTATTAATACCTGTACTAGCTGCCTGAGCAGTTTGATAGTAGATATATGTAGTAGCAGTTTTTACTGAAGCCCCTGGACTACCCGGTACTGTACTGTCAGCGCCTGTGGCACCTGTACGGCTCAAACTATAACTTATTCTTTTAGTAATAGTGCTCAGTGCTGTACCTGTTGCATCTCTTATTGTTACCACAACATCAGTGTATGCAGCATCAACACTCATAGCACTGGGTGCTGGTACAGAATAACTATTAACACCAGCAGTACCAGCAGCTACTGTAGCTCCAGTAGTTGACTGAGAAACACTAAAGGTGTTAGCTCCTGTGGTGTTATAAGTGAGCTGAGTACTGCCCAAGTAGGCTGTAACTGTACAGTCACCACCGGTAAAGATAATACCACTATAGCCACTCAAGGGACCAGGAAATGTTACATTTTCATTAGTCAGTACAACGGTTGGAGAGCTAGTACCATCATCTAGTCTGGGAATTGTTATACTGTCATTTAGTGTTTGATTTATTACTCCGTTAATAGTTCCTGTAGCATTGCAACGATAAGTATTGGTGTTTACAGATTCATAGTCACTAACAGGTACCACATAACTACTGTTAGTAGCTCCAGCTATATTAACACTGTTCTTTTGCCACTGATAAGTAATGCTGGTAAAATTACTTGCACTAGTGGTTAGTGTTATACCAACACTAGGAGATATCACTCCTGCTTTGTCTTTGGCAAATGTTGAGGCTGCATTGTCAATACTAAATCTGGCGGCTGAAAGACCTGTAGCACCTGTACGGCTCAAACTATAACTTATTCTTCTAGTAATAGTACTGGCCAGTGCGGTCCCTGTTGCATCTCTTATTGTTACCACAACATCAGTGTATGCAGCATCAACACTCATAGCACTGGGTGCTGGTAAATAATAACTATTAACACCAGCAGTACCAGCAGCTACTGTAGCTTCAGTAGTTGACTGAGAAACACTAAAGGTGTTAGCTCCTGTGGTGTTATAAGTGAGCTGAGTACTGCCA